GTCTTGACGTAATTTTTCACGTGCTAACTCAGCACCACTGTTACTTGCTTGTTTGTTATCTGTTGTAACTACCAAACTTACCTTCTGATTCAGAATTGTTACGTCATGTTGGATAGAACCTAATGCGTTAATTAGATATCCAACTGATCCTAGTAGCAATGGTAATATTGCGAATAGTAATTTTTCAATAAATGCGCCTTTTGCGCCTTCTTTGTTTTCTTCTGCCATGGGTTTCTCCTTATAGTATTAACCAGATTGCTTGTGACATTAACACTGCACCGAACCCACCAACTACTATACTGCCCCAAAATAAGGGCATGCTTACTGCAAGTATAGCTGCGGTCAATAATACTATGGAGATTTGGAAGATACTACCAGCGTATGTGTAGTATGGACTGCGTTGTCTGGCATCAGCACGTTCTTCTTCAAGTTTACGTGCCTTTGCCATTAACTCTTTTTTACCCTCACCAGTTGCTGGTTCGGATTCATAACGATTGATTTTCGCTTTAAGAGTTTCAACTTTCTTTGGATCTTTTGCGTCATCCAAAGCCATTTCAGCAAGAGTTTGCTTAATGGATTTTGCCTGATAAAATGCCCAAGTATTATTTGCCTCAATGGTGTTATTGAGAATTTTACTCGAGTTTGATCCGCTTAGTAGTGTATTAACTGCTAGCAGAGCAGCAAGGACAGTAATTACCCATCCTGCTTTATCTTTAACTAATGCTTCCCTTTCTGAACGAGAAAGTGGTTTTGTGCGTGCTTCTTCCTGTGCCATATTTTATTATTATTAGGTTATTCGGCATAATGTATAAATTTATTTATAACGATCAGGTCTTCCAGCAGTTGGTCTTTCCAAGATTTCCCGCACATCACTGGCATTAGTAGTGTTTATTTTTTGATAGATTGTTTCAACCAGTTCCACAGATTCTGGATTGGGTTCAACTTTGATGTTTCCACTGGCAACGAGGTTTCCACTGGCACTTCCACTGTTGAGGTCTTTTCCATCAAAGGGGTTTGATTCTGTGGGATCTGGTTCTGCTGTGGGGTCTGGCTCTGGCGTGGTCTCGCTGGAGACTTCCGTACTCCCTTGGTAGGCTGGGGTTTGGCTTGCGTAGGTTGAGACTGTGATGGGTTCGTCTTCGGTTTCTTCGGAGAAGTTGTCTTTGGGTTCGATGGCTTCTTGTTCGGGGATTGTGGTTGGTTCATTTTCTTCCTTTCTGGAAAGAGTTTGGTTTACGGCAATCAGCATAAGAACTGCCATCGGGTCAAAAACAATAACGATCATTATAATAACGATACGTACTGCTTTCTCTAAAACATTCTGGTCTGGATTGTCTCCGTAGATCAGTGCTGCAATATATTTAATCGGTCCAACTTCAGCTTCTACTTTACGTAGTTCTGAAGCAATGGGTGCACGTTCCTCATTTAATCTGGCGATTCGGGTTTGAGCAGATCCAATTTCAGCAAGTAATGCGTTGCGCTCCTTTTGCTGTCCACGTCTAATCTGCACAGATCTCTCTGTTCCTTTGTCATCCGTTGTTCTTGCGATCGTTTGATCCACCTGAGCATCCATCTGCTGTAATGCTTTTCTTGCTGAACTAACATTGTCCTTTTCCGTTTTAATCTTTTCGTCTAGAATGGCTACCTTGCTGGCTACGTCACCAGTTGGTACAGCCTGATCCAAGTGTGCTTTGCTAAGGTATCCAAAGATTCCCATGGATGTTAGTAGCATTAAAACTGTTAGGGCAATGCAGAAGTAACTACGAAGTAACACTGATGTATACTTCCAGTTGCGGTACAGCCAACTGGCAACTACAAGTTTTGATACTTCCAGCATAGATCCCATCACAATGATAGGTATAACTGCTGCTGCAAAGATTGCTACTAGACCACTAACTGCATAGAATGCAGATGTGGCTGATAATGCTATTGCCGTAAGGAATAGCAACATTGTTAAACCATCTTGTTTAGGTTGATTCATAATTTATTCTTTATATGAGAACCATGGACTCGGACAGAAATCTGCCCATTGTAGTAGTCGTCCGATTCTAATACTTTTCTCCCAAATTGTTCTCTGGCTTCGATGTATGAACACTCTGCCTTTGACTTACAGTAAAATAGAATTTCTCTAGTAAAATTCTCCCTGCCAAGCGTCTCAACGTCTTTACTTAATTCTATACTTGAACCATAATATTCGATCCAATCGGAATCAATTTTAGATCGAATCTTTTTTTTCTTCTTGGTTCCATTTTTCAGTTTGACCATCTTATAGCTGGTCTTGGAAAACTTGGCTAATTTCTTACCCACATACATACGACCACTGGCTTTGTTCGTAATTAAATAAACAAAGCCAACGCAGTCTTCTGGCAACTCTTCAACGATTATATTTTTATAGATCCACATGGTAGATCTATTTATTCGTCCTCGTCTAAGTCCTCTTCTTCGTAGATATCAGCAGAACAAACAGGACAATAAACGATGTCCTCTAGTCGATGATCATCCCCTTTAAGGGTGATCTTTCCTCGTGCCTCGCATTCAGCACATTCGAAAAATCTAGTTGCCATTATGCAGCCTTTGCCCAAACATCGCCCCAATCACCAGACAACGCACCTTTAGCGTAATCTGTTGCTCGGTTTTCGAAGAAGTTGGCATGCCCAGGAGCATTGATCATTTCCTCTACCCATGGTAGAGGGTTGCGTTTAACTTTAAAGATACCCTTTAGTCCAAGACTAATGAGGCGACGATCTGCAATGTAACGAATATACTTTTTGACTTCCTCAGAACTAAGTCCTTCCATTGCACCCATGGAGAATGCTAGATCAATAAACTTATCTTCTAGTTCAACCATCTTTTCAGCGATGGTGTAGATCTTAGCCTTTAGTTCATCATTCCAGATTTCACGATTCTCTTCGATGTAACTGCGGAACAACTTAATCATGCTTTCAGCATGCATTGTTTCATCAACGATAGACCATGTAACGATTTGCCCCATGCCTTTCATCTTACCCATACGAGGAAAGTTCAACAACATAATGAATGATGAAAACAGTTGCATACCTTCAGTGAATGCAGAAAACACAGCAATGTGCGTGGCTGTTGATTCTTTTGTGCCGTTCTTTGAAGACAAGTCCATAACGTAATCATGCTTGTCACGCATCTCTTGATACTCACCAAACTCATTGTAAGTAGTTTCAGGGAGACCAAGTGTTTCAATCAGGTGCGAGTATGCAGCCACATGCAGGGCTTCACGTGCAGCAAAACCCATTAACATCATGCGTACTTCTGGTTGTGGGAAGTATGGAAGATAGTTACGTACATAACCACCAGCTACGTCAATGTCACCCTGCGTAAAGAAGCGAAAGATGTGTGTAAGGAATTGTTTTTCTTCCTTGCTTAGTTTCTTTTTCCAGTCTTTAACGTCTTCAAGCATTGGCACTTCTGTATGTAACCAGTGCGATTGCTCATGCTTCAACCATGCATCATATGCCCATGGATAGTTAAAGGGTTTAAAATACGTGCGTTCATCCGTTAAGTTGGATGTAATTTTCTTTATCATTTACCAGTCCTTTAAATTTGCACGAACATGCTCATGTCCCTGCAGATTAGCAGGTAACTGTGGAGAGATGTTAATGCCAGTTAGTCTTTCGATTTCAGCAATTGTGGTTACATACTTATCAAGTTCTTTTGGATCTAATTTTTGGTTAGGAAACAAAAAGGTAACAGAACGATTCTTGGTTGGGTCGATAACAATTTTCCACACATAGTCAGGAACGATTACATTATTGCCCATACGTTTAGAAGTTGGGCTATTGATAACGCCAGACACTACATAAACTTCGCCATAGGCATCTGCCCAGAAACGAGTATACTCTTCAACATATTTCCAGATACCACGATTGTTACCTGGATCTTGAGGAATCATATTTGTAAGATAGAATGATTCACTCATGGCTTCGGGCGAGTATGGGAAGTTTGCAGCTGGTGCAACATGACCACGATCGTAACCAGATGCCTGATAGTCTTTCAGCGTAGAACGAAATTGTTCTGGCACTGTAGGATCTTCTCTAAAGTCATCCCTGCGCTTATTGTTGCCAACTAAGTTTTGCTTTTTAATATGCTCAACAACAAAGATAGCAGTCTTGGTTTGATAGCTGTAGTTAACAGCATAGCCAATACGACAGATGTATTGGTTGTTGCCTTCCTGCGCTACCTGTGGTGCACCATAGAACACATGCTGTGGGCAGTGGTCATCAATAGGGTTTGCAAGTGATAGTGTTGCATAAAGTGCAACGAATAGTGCGGTAATATATTTCATTTTTTATCCTTCACATGCTATGCATGCATTGTCTTCTTGAGCAAGAGCAGTAAGGTCAATCTCTTTAATTACTTCTCGCTCAATGCGTTTTGCTACTTTGTCTGCTTTACCAATTTTCTCTGAACGGCAGTAGTACAGAGTTTTCAATCCTGTCTTCCATGCCATAAAGTGTACTGCATGCAGATACTTGATGTTGGTGTCTGGTCTAAAGAACAGATTCAACGATTGCGCTTGGTCGATGTATTCTTGACGATCGGCAGCATGTTGAATGAGCCAACGCTGGTCAATTTCCATAGATGTCTTGAAAACATCTTTCGTCCAGTCGTCCATCCAATCCAAGTGCTGAACTGAACCATCATTCGCAATAATGGAAGACCAAATTTGTTGATATTCATCTTCACCCTTTGGCGTCAAAACGGAACCACCATCTGGATCCAAATGTTTCATAATAACTTTATCAAGCCATTTGTTCTTATTTAAGTGAGCACCCGATAGAGTGTCTTGGCGATAAGCATTGGCACGATAAGGTTCAATACTAGGACTAGTGTTGCCCATAAGAATGGAAGAAGAAGCATTGGGAGCAATAGCCATAAGATGACTAAAGCGATTCCCAGTACCCACTGCATCAGGTGCTTCACCACGTTCCAGTCCCAACTGTTTGTTCGCTTCATCTAAACTTTCTCTAATGTGTTTGAAGATTTGTTTGTTTCTTCCTGATGCCATGGCTGATTCCCATGGCAGGTTGTTTCGTTGTAGATAAGCATGCCAACCCAAAGCACCGATACCAATGCTGCGCTCACGTGTGGCAGAATACCTTGCACGCTCAATGGCGGTAGGAGCATTAAGAATAAAATACTCAAGTACATTGTCGAGCATTTCAGCAACATCACGAAGAAACTGAACATCTTCTCTCCATTCATCATAGTACTCCAGATTTAAAGATGAAAGGCAACATACAGCTGTGCGCTTTTCATTTGTTGGTAGAATGATCTCAGAGCAAAGGTTTGATTGATTAATCTTTAATCCTTTGTCCTTTAACCACTGTGGCATCTTCTCATTGCTTGTGTCAATAAAGTGAAGATAAGGTTCACCAGTCTGCATGCGCAGTTCGATAATCTTTTGCCAGAGTTCTTTGGCAGATACTACTTCACGAATCTCTCCGCTGTGTGGGTCTTGCAATTCCCAGCTATCATCGAAGTCTGCATCGAGCATAGCCTTCTCAATGATCTCCATGAAGCGATCTGGAATGTTAATGCCATGGTGTAAATTTAGTGTTCGTAAATTTTGATCACCAGTTGGCTTGCGCATCTCTAGAAAATTAATAATGTCAGGATGACTAATATCGAGGTAAGCAGCATAGCTACCACGACGGGTGCGACCTTGACGGTATGCCAAACTAGATGCGTCATACATTTTGAGGTGAGGCATAACGCCAGTACTTTTATCGTCAGCCGAACGAATACCAAAGCCAATCCCAACACCACCGCCCA